TCGCTCGCCAGAACGGCAAGACGCAGCTGATGGTGCCGCGCATCCTGATGGGCCTCGAGAACGGCGAGTCCATCCTGCACACCGCGCAGAACCGCGACATTCCACGAAAGACATTCATGCGCGAGGTCGTGCCGGCCGTCCTACGCTCCGGCGCCGACTACGAGATCCGCAAGGCCAACGGCCAAGAGGAGATCATCGCGCCCGAGGGCGGCCGCTACAAGATCGTCGCCCCCAACGACTCCTCTCGCGGCGAGACGGCCGACCTGGTCATCATCGACGAGGTCTGGCATCAGCGCGACCAGGAGCTCATGGACGCGATGCTATTCACGACCGCCGCCCGGCCGAACGCGCAGATCATCTACCTGTCCAACGCCGGCGACATGGGCTCCGTCGTCCTCAACGAGCTGCGCGAGCGCGGCTCCAAGGGGCTCGACCCACGGCTGGCCTACCTCGAGTGGTCATCCGATCCCAAGCGTGCGCTCGATGACCGCGAGGGCTGGGCAGAAGCCAACCCGGCGCTCGGACACGGCTACGTCACCGAGGAGACCATCGAAGGCTTCTTCAACAGCCGACCGCAGACCTCGTTCGAGCGCGAGAGCCTGTGCCGGCCGACGCTGACGCGCATCGACGCCATCGTGCCGGTCGAGGACTGGGACGCCCAGGAGTTCACCATCGACCTGACGCCGAATCGGGCGGTGCTGGGCATCAAGATGGACGTCAGCGGTGAGCGAGCCAGCGCGGTCCTCGCCTGGCAGGACGACGACAAGATCGCCGTGGACGTGGTGGCCGATGTTGAGGGTCACCCGATCGACACCGACCGGCTAGGGCGGGACCTACAGAAGCTGGCGGTTCGCAAGCGGGCCACCACCATCGTTTACGACCCGTTCACCGACATGGACCTCGCTCGTCACCTGCGCCGCGCCAAGCCGCTGACCGGCCGCGATTACGCCAACGCCACGGAGAAGTTCGTGCGGCTGGTCAATGCCCGCCAGTTCCGAGTCCATGACGAGAACGGCATCCTGGCCACCGACCTCGGCGTCACGGTGCCGCGCAAGTCCACCAACGGCGCTTACGTCGCCGTCAAGGCATCTCCCGAGGTTTCCAACACTGCGGCCGAAGCTGCCATCCGCGCAGTCTGGCTCGCTTCCGTTCCCCGTCCAGCCGTCAAAGCACAGGTGTACACATAGATGGCCATTGGCGATAGCATCCGTCGCTTCTTCGCGCTGGAGCCTATCCAGCAGCGCCCACAGGCGCCGCGCGTCCAGACGCGCTCATCGTCCATGACGCTTGAGGACTTCGCGCTGGCCGTACTGGGCAACAGCTCCAGCCGCGAGTGGCGGATGCCTTCGGTCCAGGAGGCGCTGGGCGTGCCAGCCGTCCTCAACGCGGTGACCATGATCTCCTCGGTGGTCGGCTCGCTGTCGATGGAGGTCTTGCGCGAGGGGCAGCCGATTGACCGTCCTCCGGTCATCCGGCGTCCGAACCCGCTGACCACGCCCAGCGATTTCTACCGTGACGTCGCCTTTTCAATGGCCACTCGCGGCGAGGCGTGGCTCTGGATCGCCAAGCGCGACAGCGATCGTCAGCCGCTGTCGCTCATCCCGATGCACCCGGCTCGCGTCCATATCGACACCCGCGACGGTCGCCGCGTCATCCGCTGGGGCGACAAGGAGCTGCCGGAGACCGACGTCATCCAGATCACCTACCTGCGCGAGCTCGGCGACGCTCGCGGCAAGGGTCCGCTGCAGCTGGCCGGTGCCGCTATCTCGGTCGCCGTCGAGGCGCAGGACTGGGCCGCCAACTTCTACTCCCAGGGTGGCTTTGCCTCGACCCTCATCAAGCACGCCAGCGAACTTGACCCGACCTTGGACGCAGATGGCTTCAACGAGGCACAGCGGCTCCTCAATCAGTGGAACGCGCGCCAAGCCAACAACATCACCCGCGTCATCGACCAGAACATCGAGAGCGTCGAGCACCATGAGCCCAACGAGGCGGGTGCTCAGATGCTGACCTCGCGGATGTACCAGAACGGCGAGNNATGTTCGGCATCCCCGGCGCGCTGCTCGAATATAACCAGCCGGGAGCCAGCCTGACCTACCGCAACCTCGAGATGCTGACTCAGCAGTTCTATAAGTTCTGCATCGGGCCGCGCTATCTGGAGCCAATCGAAAACGCGCTGACGGACCTCCTGCCGCGCAACCAGGTGGCCCGCTTCGACACCAAGGGTCTGCTGCGATCGGACATCAAGACGCAGATGGAAGTCGCTGCCCTTGGCTTGGAGAAGGGCGTGCTGGACCGTGACGAATCACGTTCGATCGTCGGCTTCGAGCCGAGCATCGAGGTCGAGCCCATCCCGTTTTCCCCGCCGCGGGCGATTCCCAACACGCGGGAGCGGCATGAACTGGTCGAGCTGCGGTGCGCGAAGGGCCATCTCATCGCCCGCGTCGACGGCAACGCCGNNCGAGGGCAAGTGCCGGACCTGTGGCCAGATGGCCGTCCGCGTGGTGGATGATGCGCCGCGGACGGAGCAGACGCCTGCCGATCGCCTGGCCGACGCCATCGCTGCCCTAGCGGCGCGCGAGCAACCGGCTCCACAGGTCACCGTCCATCCCCCAAACATGAGCGTGACTATCCCCGAAGGTGCCGTTCAGGTACGCGTCGAGCCGACGCCGGCACCCCATGTGACGGTCAATCCCGGTGATACCACCATCAACCTGCCGGAGTCACTGGAGGTCCGCTCCGAGCCGGTGCAGATGATCGCCCCGGAGTCGATGCCGCCAACCACGACTGACCCGGAGCTGATCGAACGGCTGGAACGGCTGGAGGAGTCGATGAAGCCTAAGGTCCGTCGCATCGAGCGCGATGAGAACGGCCGCATGGTCCGCGTTGTTGAGGAGGTGGCATGACGCCGCTGCTTACCCGCGAGACGCTGTGGACCTGCCCCAACTGTGATCTGGTGGAGCAGACCCATAACGCCGAGCCGCATACCCGCTTCCACGCCTGCAAGGGCTTGCAGGGCTTGACTGCGCCGATGGTGCAGGCCGGCCAGAAGGCCAAGGTTACGGCCGTGGAACGCGAGGACTTTATCGGCACCGAGCAGGTGCAGACCGATGCCGCAGGCCGCCCGGTGATGGCGGTCGTTACTGAGCGCGAGGACGGGAGCAACGACGTGACCGTGTTCGCACCGACCGCCACTGGTAGAGCAGAGGAACTATAGGAAATGGCCTGGACCAACAGCAAGATCTTCATGGCGTTTGTCGAGGATGCGTTCGAGAACACCGCCGCTCTCGACCTCGACACCGACACTCATAAGGCAGCACTGTTCGACAACACCATCACCCCGTCGCAGACGGTGGCCACCGCCAGCACGGTCTACGGCGCCGGCGTGTGGGCCTCGGGCGGCGTGTCAGACGCCACCGGCTGGCCGGCGGTCGGTCGCAACCTGGCCAGCGTCACGTCGGGCTTCAGCTCGAACGTCTACACCTTCGACGCCGCTGACACGGTGAGCGCCAACAACACCACCACCCTGACCAACGCCTACGGCGCGCTGATCTACGACGACACTACCGGCGATCAGGGCATCTGCTACAACTACTTCGGCGGCGCCAACAGCGTCACGTCGGGGACGTTCACCATCGTCTGGAACGCGAGCGGCATCTTCACGCTGACGCTGTGATGACTCTTACTGCTAGCGGACGAGCGTCATCGAATGATCGTCTGGAGTTGCATTTCACTACCGTCGCCAGTGGTGACATCGTGGGAACGGCCACCTTTACGCCAAAGGGAACGACCGTTTACACGCTGGCAGTCGATACCGCCGCTGACACGGTGAACAACTGCACGATTCACTTCGATAACCGCGTCGAGAAGTCTTCCGTCGAACAGACGATTACTTGCACGGTGGCGAATGCCCCAGCTGGTGACTACTTCGTGGTGTTCTATCCCGGCAGTGGTTGGGTGAACGCCACGATCTCAGCAACGCTCCCATAGCCCAATGGCGACGATATCGTTGTGCGGCTTTGAGATGGGAGCGTTGGCCGATGAGGCTACCGCGACTCAGGCCAGCGCTAACCGCCCGACGATTACCGGCAACGCAACGTTAGAAACAAGCATCGTGCGAACGGGCAGTGGTTCGCTGAAGATCGCTCCTGCCTCTGGTGCAGCCGCGACGTTTGACACCAGGCTTGCAGGACTCGCGGAACAGAGGTTCGCATTGCGAATCACTGCGTTACCGGCGACAAACGCGCGAAACATCATTGGTCTTGCGGCGGGTAGGACGCTCCGTATTCAAGCCGACGGAAAGCTGCGTCTCTATACCAATGGATCAACGCTCAGCAGCGCGGGAACCGCAACATTGACCGATACCACCCGTTGGTACGTTATTCGCATCGCCGCTGACGGAGTCAACATGACCTGGTTCGTCGATGGCGTGCAGGACGGTACGGTCGGACAGATTGGCGGAGTCGACGGTCTGTTGGGCGCGTCGGACACGGTGGCTGATACGTACACCGCCTACATTGACGACTGGATTGCCAGTGACACCGTCAACGCGGTGGCTGCGGACGGCAATGTCGTTCTGCTGAAGCCGACGTCGGACAGCGCCATTGGCGGCTGGACCAAGCCGGGCGGGGGAACGACCAATCTCAATACCAGCGTCGACAATACGCCTCCGGTCGGTGTGGCCGATTCCACCAGCTCAGCCCAGGCCGAGAACCAGATCCGTAACGCGACCGCCAATGACAACTACGTGGTGAACATGGCCACCTACGCCTCGGCCGGAATCGGTGCGTCGGATACGGTGAATGCAGTCCGCGTTATTGCGGAAACGGCAGCACCATCTTCTACCGGAGCCAAAACGGGCACGCTACAGATCACCAGCAACCCCGCTGAGACAAGCGCCTTCTCGTTTGGGAACTTCCATAGTGGCGCGAACGCAGGAACGTACACGACCGGCTGGAAGGCGAACAAGAAGACGCCGACCGAGAACCCTACGGTTACCGTCGGCTCGGCACCGCAGGTCACGCTCGCGATAAACGGTGGCACGACCAGCCGTATCGCCATGTGCTGCTTCATAGGCATCTACGTCGACTACACGCCTGCCGTAGCCGCTGGCAACCCGCCGTACCGCAACCCAATGGTTCAACTCCTCCCGCAATAAGGAACGCCGATGTCCGCCTCCCAGGTCTACACCGTCACGATGGCCAACCAGACCATCATCGCGGACTCCGAGATGATTACCATTCGGGCCGCCACCTCATGGTCATCGCGCGCCTCGCTGCTGGAGATTCTGCGGATTACCGTCAGCCAGCAGGGCACGGCCACCTCACAGCAGCTCGGCATCCGGTTCGGACTCAAGGCGTCGGCGTTCGGCACGTTCACGTCCACCACGCCTGCGCCGGCCACGCTGGGCAGCGTTGCCTCGGCCATCACCGGCTCTACCAGCAACGCGGCCTCGAGCGCAGGCACCGACTCATCGGCGAACGGCGCCGGGACGCTGACCGTGTATCACCAGGAAGGCTTCAACAACCTGAACGGCTACCTGTGGGTGCCGGTGCCGGAGGAGCGCATCTTGGTGGGTCCTGACCTGACGTTCCTGGTGCAGCTGCAAGGCACGCCGACCACGCTGACCGGCTGGAACGCCACGCTGACCTTCGCTGAACTGACCTAGCGGCCATGCCGC